TTTAATTATGTTTGCTAATGCCTGGCTTCTTCCTGGCACTTGTCTTGCTAATTTGGAATTAAGAAGCTCGGCTGCACACTCGTTCCATGAGTTATCTTTTGCAAATGCCAAAGTCTTTTTAAACTTTGATAAACCATTTACTCCAATCCAAAATGCTAATTCAACAAAGCAGCCAAACTTTTCGTCTGGCATCTTCATATCCTGGCATAGTCTTGTTGCTCCTTTAAGAGCTATGTCAAAATCTTTATCAAAAACTTTTTCCCAACCTTCTTTGGTTGTTGGTATTTCTTCACCAGGTATAATTCTATGACCATAGCCACCTGTTTGAAAAGACTCTGTTACATTGCCATAACTTAAATTGTATGGCTCTAATCTAAATCCTTCGTGTTCTTTGATGCGGTCTTTCCATACATCAATCAAATCTAAGTTTGTTATTTCCATAATAATATAATATTTTCACTCCAAGTTTTTTTTGTTCAGCCGTAGTTTTCCTGTTAATTCTTTTACCTTTATGTTTACCTGTCAAACGCAAAGAAACAGTTTTCACATCTATAAGTAGCACTTCTTTCTTTCTCGGATGGACAGCCACTAAATCTACAGGGGAAGTTACACTTAAACGAAAAAAAACATAATATCCTTTATCGCTTAAATATTTTGCAGCAGCTAACTCAGAAGAAGTACCCTTCTGGTGCTTTTTATTCAAAATAGAAGATTACGAACTAATAATATAAGATTTGTAAATACAGCGAAACCAACCGTCCACATAATAGTTTGTATAGACTTAATAGATTTCTCAATATGATAAAGATGGTTTTCTTTAATTACTGAAATATCTTTTTTTATTAAAGCAATTTCTTTATCAAGTTTATTGATTAACTCTTTATTTGTTTGTGCAGTTGTTTTTGCCATATTATTCTTTCTTTTTAATGCCTTGACATTTTTCTCTAACATCCTTGAATTCATCTGGTAACTCTAAACCTTGATACCTGCCACAAAGTTTGAGCAGCTCTAGTTGTTGTTTTATTCGTTGGTTTTCTAGCAACAAAGATATATTTTCTTTTGTGCAAGTAGATTGTAATGGATAACTAAATCTTATTCCTATTTTACCGCTATCAGCAAAATAATCCGAATTACTGTTCATTCGTTGATCGTAGTCATATCTGTCAACCTCTGTGTAAACTTCTATTCTTCCTCTTTCACAACTAGCATAGCCATCTAAATATTCATTAACTGCTTTAGTCTGACTTGAAATACCAGAAACAATAAGCACAAAACATAACACCAAAAATAAAGATCGCATTAGTAACCACCGCTTAATTGTCTTTCTAAATCTTTCATGTCATACTTAAATTGTCTTATAGAGTCTGAGTTAGTTCTCACTATTTCTTCAATTGCTTGTAACTCTGAATGACTTGCTGTTTCATACATCAGCTTCTCCATTGCCTGACCTTTAGCTTCTATGCGTCCAATCCAGGTTGTAAGATCCGACATTTCTCTAACAAGTTCTTCTCTAGCAGATGTATAGTTTGCAGAATTTCTATTAGTTTTATCGGTGTAA